TTGAATCTAGTTTTGATGCTATCAGGGTACATCAGGCTGGATTCCCAAATGTTGTTGCCACTCTAGGGGGTCACCTATCAAGCAACAATCTTAATTTGTTAAATAGATACTTTACAAAAATTACTATAATGACAGACGCAGATTCAGCTGGCAGAGAACTTGGATTGTCTATTTCTTCTAGTTTAAGAAATAAAGATATTCTTTGGGCTTCTTGTGAATATGGTAAAGTTTATCAAAATAATGCGAAAGACGCAGGAGATTTATCAGAAAAAGAAATTAAGGAATGCATAATAAATTCAGTGTCCGATGTGGAATACAAATCCTGGACATTATGATACAATGGTAAAACAGATGGATCTATACCATCAACTACAAAAGGAGAAGAAATGAGCATAGTAAAAGGTCTAAAAGACCTAAATAAAGCACTAGACAAGCCTGCATATTCAGGCGGAGAAGAAAATAAAGGTCGTTGGTTAAAAATTGAAGATGGAGAAAGCGTTAAGATTAGATTTCTTCAAGAGTTGGATGCAGATTCACCCAACTACAATGACAAACTCGGATGTGGATTTATTGCCTTAGAGCATACCAATCCAAAAGATTATCGAAGAAAAGCTCTAGACACCATGGAGTCAGAAGGACGAGACTGGGCGCAAGAACAGCATCGCAAAGATCCAAAGGCTGGATGGAAAGCTAGAACCCGTATCTATATCAATGTATTAGTTGATGACGGAAAGAATGATCCATATGTTGCAATATTGTCTCAGGGAACAAGTGGAAAAACAATTACTCCTACATTAATCGAATACGCTGGTGAAATGGGAAGTATTACAAATTTAAATTGGCGAATTAAAAGAAACGGTAGCAAGACAGACACAAGCTACACAATTATTCCTTTGGCCAAAGATGAAACACCTTTTGATTTTTCAAAATTAGAACTATTTGATCTTGAAAAAACTGCTGTAAGGAATGTTCCATACGCAGAACAAGAGTCTTTCTACATGGGAGAGTCCTCACAAGAACTAGCAGTTGCCTCAACTGGTAGCGTAGAGTGGTAAATTAAATATGCTGGGGGTGGCTCTTGCCACCCTCAGTTTTATTTAGTAAAATGTAATCATGACTACATACGATATACCAGATCCATTTCAAGAATTTGTGTATAATAAATATAAAAATTATGTAGGAGCAGTTTACAACTTTTTTGCCAGAGAGTGGCATGTAAAGTGTGGCTGCTGCAAGAAAGATATATACGCACCAACTAAAAAAACATTAACTAGTACCAGGCTGTATCACACCAGAAACGAATGTCAAGGCGGTTATTAATGAGTTTTACACATCTACACGTTCATTCATATTATTCTTTAATGGACGGTCTTAATTCTCCAAAAGAGTTATGCCAAGCAGCAATAGACGCTGGCCAAACATCTATAGCAATTACAGATCATGGAACATTGTCATCCCATAGAGAAATGCAAATTGCTGCAAAAGAATTAGGTATTAAGCCAATTCTTGGAGTAGAGGCTTACATATCCCCAACAGATAGATTTGATAGATCGTCTGCAACAGACAAAAGCATACAGGCGTACAATCACATTATCCTGCTAGCTAAAAATAAAAACGGATTAAAGAATATTAACTCATTACAAGAGATAGCTTGGAATGAAGGGTTTTACCATAAGCCTAGAATTGATATGGAGATACTAAAAGAATATGCAAAAGATATTATTGTTCTTTCTGGATGCCTTAATGGACTTATTAGTAAGTGCATTGAAAAAGAAGAGTTTGAGGAAGCGGAAAATATACTTAAAGATTTTAAGAAAACTTTTGGCGAAGATTTTTACATTGAGGTACAATCTCACAATCCAAAAGAAATAAATAGCAAGTTGCTAGAATTAGCAGACAAATTAGGAATTAAGCCAGTAGCGACTGGAGATGCCCATTACGCAAAAGGCGAAGATAAGACTTTAGAAGAAGCAATGCTTATTCTATCTACATCTCCTAAATCAGATAAAGAATCAGACTTTGAGGTTTCTAGGGGTATGGGAGATGTACTAGACAGACTTAATTATCTATACCCAGACAGAAGAATATCATTCCAAGACTATAATTTATTTATTCAGACTAGAGAAGAAATTGAATCCGACTTTAAGAAATGTGACATTAAACGAGTAGACATTTATGAAAATACTATGGAGATAGCGGAAAAAATTGGAGAATACGATTTTAACAGGGGTCTAGACCTACTCCCTATCCCAAAGACCAATGCCGACCAAAAGCTGTCTGATATGGCCTTTGAAGGCCTAGAAAGACTACACCTGACCTCGTCATGGATGGGAAATGACTTATATGAGCAAAGGCTGGTAGAAGAATTAGAAATTATTAAAGATAAAAATTTTGCCTCTTATTTCCTAGTTGTTGCAGATATGATTAATTGGGCTAAACAAAATGAAATAATGGTTGGACCAGGACGTGGTTCAGCAGCAGGATCATTAGTTTGCTATGCCTTGGGAATTACAGATGTAGACCCAATTGAATACGACCTTTTGTTCTTTAGATTTATTAACCCAGACCGTAACGATTTTCCAGATATTGATACTGATTTTGAAGATCGTCGACGCAAAGAAGTAAAAGATTATCTTAAAAAGAAATTTAAACACGTTGCGTCAATATCAACTTTTACTTATTTTAAAGACAAGGGAGTTGTAAGGGATGCTGCTCGTGTATTTATGGTTCCTCTGTCTGATGTAAACAGGGCAATGAAACAAGTTGATACATTTGAAGAGTTTATAGATTCACCTAACACAAAAGAATTTAGAATGAAGTACCCAGAAGTTTTATGGCTTGCAGAAAAGTTACGTGGAAAAATTAGAAGTGTTGGTGTTCACGCTGCTGGAGTAGTCGTGGCAAAAGAAGATTTAAGAAACTTTGCACCCATAGAATCTAGAGAAGATCCTCAAGATAAAGTTTCAGGAAGAATTCCAGTCGTTGCATACGACATGGACACGGTTGCTGATATTGGATTAATTAAAGTAGATGCTCTTGGTTTAAAAACTCTTTCTGTTATTTCTGATACTATCAAAGCAATTAAAGAAAGATCTGGCAAGGAAATAAATTTGTCTCAATTAGATTTTAAAGACCCAAAGGTTTATAAAAATTTAAGCGAAGGTTATACTAAGGGAGTGTTTCAAGCAGAAGCAGTACCTTACACAAACTTGTTAATAAAAATGGGAGTAGATAAATTTGAAGACTTGGCTGCCTCTAACGCTTTAGTAAGACCAGGAGCCATGAATACCGTAGGAGTTTCTTACGTAGCAAGAAAACGTGGGCAAGAGCCTACGCAATATGTTCATGAGATAATGCGTCCTTTTACAGAAAACACATACGGAGTTATTATATATCAAGAACAGGTTATGCAAGCATGCGTCTATCTAGGCGGAATGTCTTGGTCAGAAGCTGACAAAATTAGAAAGGTTATTGGTAAAAAAAGAGATGCAACAGAACTTGACGAATTCAAAGATAAATTTATTAATGGGGCTTCAAAACACATTTCTCAGAAAAAGGCCCAGTCCCTTTGGAGTGATTTCGAGGCTCATGCTGGCTACTCTTTTAATCGTTCTCATGCTGTCTCTTATTCCATGCTTACTTATTATACGGCTTGGCTTAAAACTTATTACCCTCTTGAGTTTATGTTTTCGGTTCTTAAAAACGAAAATGATAAAGATGCTAAAACTGGCTATCTTATTGAAGCGAAAAGATTAAACCTTAAGATACTTCTTCCAGACATAAACAATTCAAATGTTTATTTTTCATTAAAAGAAGATGCAATGCAATTTGGATTAGCAGATATAAAGTTTATATCTGACAGTATTGCTAACAAAATTATAGAAAGAAGGCCTTATGCCAATTATTCCGATTTCATTCAAAAAGCCTCTGCGAAAGGTAGCGGGATTAATAGTAGGGCTGTATCTGCTCTTAATGCTATTGGTGGTGCTTCTTTTGAGGACAATCCCAGAACTGGCAAGGAAAAAGAAAACTACTACGAATACCTAGGCATTCCTACCTTTACAGTAGACTTGCCACCAAGAATTAAATCACAGGCAAGACCAATTTCAGAATTTGAAGACCTAGGATCTTTCCCTTTGTTTGGAATGGTTAAGAGTATTAAGAGGGGAACGGGTTGGTCACGAATTGAAATTGTAGACGAGACTGGTACCGTAGGTTTATTTCATACAGAGCAAACTCAAATTGAAACTGGACAGATGTATTTTATATTAGTTGGGGATAATAGAATTGCAAGGTATATTAAAGTTTCTGAAATAGACCCTAATGGAACAGATCTGTTTGTCGATTATTTATATAGAAAAGAATATGACATGCAAGAAGATGAGCAGATGGTAGTTAATTTTAGTCCATACAAAACTAAAGCTGGAAAAACTATGGCGCATATTGTCATGACAGACAAGAATAAGAATTTAACTAGAGCAATTGCATTTCCAACAATGTATTCAAAAGTTTTAGGCAAAATGCGTGAAGGAATGAAAAGTAAGCCAGTTCTATCAAAACTAGATGATGGAACCTTAATGATAAAGGAGATAAAATGACAGACAGCGCTTCAGAGATATTTAAAGCAATGAGTTCTTCAAAGATACTTGTAGCAATATTAAAAACTCAAAAAGAGGTTTTAGTACCTATTGATATATTTTTTGGATTAGGGGATGAAGAGAATTTAAAGGTAGAGTTTGACGATGTCTCAAGAAATTTTGTATTTAAATTGTCAGAAAATTCTGGCGAAAAAAATGCTATAATGGATGAAACAGAGAAAGAATAAAAATGACAATTTTAATGGAAGAGGTTTTAGCAAAGCTGGATTCAAAAACAAGAGAAAGAGTTCAGTCTGCAGTAGATGTTAAAATCATAAAACAAAAAACTCCAAGTATTGGTTTAAACTTAGCACTCAACGGTGGACTTGGACATGGAAGACAGGCCTTGGTATGGGGGAATAAGTCTTCTGGTAAATCTTCCTTTTGTTTGCAAATGATTGCTCTTGCTCAAAAAGAAGGAAAAACTTGCGCCTGGATTGACGCGGAACATTCCTATTCCCCAGAGTGGGCAGAAAAATTAGGCGTTGACTCATCAAAACTAATATACTCGCCAGCTAAAACTATTAACGACATGGTGGACATTGCAACAAAACTTATGTCTGCAGATATAGATATTATTGTAGTTGATTCAATATCAGCTTTGTTGCCTGCAATATATTTTGAAAAAGATGGCGACGAGTTAAAAGATTTACAAGATACAAAACAGATAGGCGCAGAAGCAAAGGATATGACCCACGCAGTCAAAATGTTAAACTATGCAAACAAAAACACATTATTGGTTCTCATTTCACAGCAAAGAAACCAGTTTGGATCTATGCACGCCTCCCATATTCCAACAGGGGGAATGGCGGTCAAGTTCTTTTCTTCTACGGTCATTAAGCTTTGGTCCTCAGAAGCTGAGGCTAATGCTATCAAGGCAGGTATTAAAGTTGGCGATAAAATTATTGAACAGAGAGTTGGAAGGCCAGTCAATTGGATTGTCGATTACAACAAACTCGGCCCCCCTAATTTATCAGGACAGTACGACTTCTATTACCAAGGAGATCATTTAGGAGTTGACGATATTGGAGAAACTTTAGACGTAGCAGAAATGTGCGGATTAGTTGAAAAAGGTGGCGCTTGGTACACAGTTAACTCAGAAAGATTGCAGGGTAGATCTAAAGCCGTACAGTATCTAAAGGATAATCCAAAGGTTGTTGAAAAACTTAAGAAAGATATAGATGCTAAGATTTAATGACATTGAAAATGTAAAGGCATATAAGTTAATTGATGGAGCCATCCTGTATCAAAATGTTTTAAAAGATACTGAAGAGGTACTGTCATTTTTTAAAGAAGCAGAATTATACAAAGAAGATGTGTACGTAATGAAAAAATTTCATAATTGGGGGCAGTACGGAGTAATGACTGAAATTGACTCAACCAGTTACCACGGATTTACTCCAGAACATTTTGATCCAAATGATCAAGAGCAAGTAAAACAAAAATCGGTTTTTGAAAAACTTGAAGATGCTTATAATTTTGTTAAAAAAGATTTTATGATTAAATATGGAAATAAAGATATTTGGCCAAGTCATTATAGCAAAGTCGATCTTTTTAATGAATCTGAAAATACAAGAATTGCATTTTTAAAATATGATTTAGAGCTGGCAAAAAAAGCCGAACTACAAAAATTTAATTTTAGTGCTTTTCATAGCGATTTTTTTGAACAAGACATGGACACTCCTGGATATAAATTAATTTTTACTGTTATGATATATTTAAATGATGAATACGGTGGAGGGGAAATATGTTTTTGGGATGGAAAAAAAATAGTAGGATACAAACCAAAATCTGGGGACATTCTTGTTTTCCCTTCTTGCGAGCCATTTTATCACGGAGTTTTAAATATTAATAAATCTGATAGGTACGCAATTAGAATGAACTACACCGCAATTACAGAAGGGTCAGAAGAATTTAAAAGTGGAACCCTTACACCATCATTAAATTATACTAATTATAAAGTAGGATACATATGGATAAAAGATGGAAATAAGTTTTACTCTAGCCCAGAAGCAGAAAAGCAAATTTCTACTTCCCCCCCATTAATTTTAAATTTAGATCAAATGGAAAGAGTGTTAATTGATGCCAAACATTAATGAATTTTTTGATAAAAAAGAAATAGTACAGCAATCTGCTTTAGAAGAAATTATTGGCACAAAGCCTTGCCATAAATGCGAAAAGAATGCAGAAAAAGCTTTTTGGGATCCATCAACCTTTACTCTTTCTTGGACATGCCCAGACGGGCACAGTTCTCAGCACTTGGTGAACAGATAATGTCAGAAAGATCAGAAGCAAAAAGAGATGGTGCAAAGCAGCAAAAAAATAGTGGACGTGGGGATTACCAAAAAGGGGATGCTCAATGGGGCAATTTTGTGGTAGATTATAAAGAATATGAAAAAACAATTTCTGTTTCCAAAGATATGTGGGCTAAGATATGCACAGATACATTTAAGGTAAATAGAGACAAGCACCCAGTACTTAAACTTGTTCTGGGATCTTCTGGCAATAAAGTAAGGCTTGCAGTAATTGAATGGTCATTGTTAGAACAACTAATAGAATCTGGAGAAGCTCATGGGATCAAATAACAAAATTCCTTTTAATCCTACTGTTATTAAAAATGGTAGAATTATTAGAATTAGAAAAGACGGAACAATAAAGGCCGATCTTGGGCCTGTCAAGTCAAATAAGAAAAGGATTAAGAATGTCTGAGGATAAAAATACTCTTGAGTTAATTAGCTCAATTACAGAATTTAATGACCTTCATGAATACATGAGCGATGAACAGCTAGACAAGGCTTTATCAATTGTGGTAAAATTATTAATGAATCCAGATGTGCCTTCTGCTAAAGCACCATATTTAATTATAGAGCTGCAAGCAATGTCAACTAAGTTTTCAATGATGGCTTCTGTTTATTCTACTATTGCAAAAGATAAAGCAGGATCAGTTAATAATAATAAAAAGAACATTTATTATTCAGCAAAGGAGTCTATAGACAAATTGGTAGATGCACTTAAATATGTAGTTAGGTATAACTCATGATTCAAAAAAGAATTATGCTGGTGTTTATTTTTATTGGTTCAGCAATAGGATTGTTTGTTTTAAATTCTAATCAACCAGAGTGCATTAACCTATACGTAGACTACGGAAATAATTCTACAGTAGAAAAGAAATGCGTCAGTGCCAGTGGTAAAGTTAATTCTTTAGATCTATTAAAGACACATGGGTATAATATAGAGGGAACAGTAAAGTATGGAAATGCTGTTGTCTGCAGAGTAAATAATTTTCCCAACAACAGTGTTGAAAAATGCCAAGACATGCCACCAGAAAATGCATATTGGGCCGTGTTAGTAAAAAAGAATCAGGCCTTGCCATTTCCAAGAAATGAATGGGGCTGGGCACAAAAGGGAATTAATGAAACTTTTGTCGAACCAGGAGACCACCTTGGCCTAGTATTTTCTACTAAAGGAGAAGTAAGATGGCCGTAGAATTATTAGAAGAAAAGGTTAAGAATAAATCTTTTCCAGTATTAATTATTGCTCAGCTTTTTATAACAGTTTTTGCTTTATATGTAGTTAATGAAATTGCAGTAGATGTTTGGCGTTCTTTAAGGGGTCACTGATGGTAATACTAAGTAAAATTTATACTAAAACTGGCGATGATGGGCAAACCTCTAACGCTAATAACGAAAGGGTGTCTAAGACTAGCCCTATAATGGAAGCGATAGGTGCTGTAGATGAGGCCAACTCTGCTATTGGAATGGCAACCGATGAGTATAATGATATTATTGAAAGAGTTCAGAGCGACTTATTTGATCTTGGCGCAGAGCTTGCAGGTGCTTCAACAATAACAATATCTGAAAACAGAGTAACATATTTAGAAAATGTAATTGATGACTATAATGAATATCTAGAACCTTTAAGATCTTTTGTTTTACCAACAGGACCACTGCACAATGCAAGGACTGTTGTAAGAAGGGCAGAGCGTGAAGTTTGGAAGATAGAAAACGTAAATCCAAACATTGCTAAGTATTTAAATCGTCTATCAGACTTATTGTTTGTTATGGCTAGATATCATAATAAAGGAAAAGAAAAAATGTGGGTGCCAAACAATGGGTAGAGACATAATAATTATATTTTTTTGGGGAGACATTAAGTGAAAAAAGTATGGGCTTTAATTACAATATCAGCAACAGCGATCCTTTCAGGTTTAGCGTTATCTAAATTTTTAAAATGGGTTGGGCAACAAGAAGTTTTTGACTTTGACCTAAATGAGGACATAGATAATGATGAATGGAATAAAGATTAATGGGTAGAGATATAGTAAAGAACCTCAAGTTTAAAAAGCATACTGGTAAGCATTTCGATCCAGAAAAATTTGCTCAACTGCTTGATGAGGCGTATCGTAATACAAAAAGAGCAGATGGAGAGATGACAAAAAAATCATTTAGCCCAAGCTCTTTAGGTTACGGTCATGGAACCTGTCCAAGATATTGGTATATGGCTTTTTCTGGTGCTATGTTTATTGACGATAATGACGCAGTTGCCGTTGCCAATATGTCACAAGGAACACAGGCACACGAAAGACTTCAAAAGTTAATATCCACAATGCCTGAGTGGAAAGCGGAAGAAGAAGAGATTGTAAATGAGTATCCCCCAATTAGAGGATTTATAGATTTAATAATGGAATATGATGGAGAGACAGTCATTGGTGAAATTAAAACAGCAAAGCAAGAAGTTTGGGATGGAAGGCAATCAGAGATGAAGCCAACACCCAACCACCTTCTACAGCTATTGACTTATATGAAACTTAAAAAAGCTAAAGAAGGATTTTTTCTGTATGAGAATAAAAACACTCAGGAACTTATAGTAATTCCAATTTCCATGAATGAAAAAAATACTGAAATCATTGAGGAAGCATTTTTGTGGATGTGTGAAGTTTGGGATAATTTTAAAGACGGAGATCTTCCAATGAAACCAGCAGGAGCAACAAAATCCAAAATGCCTTGCACTTATTGCCCTGTAAAAAAAGAATGTTACTCAGGACTAATAGGCACAGTTCAAATAGAGTCCTATAAGGTTCCTAAATTATGATATGCCAAAACAAAGAATGCTCAAAAGAATTTGAGCCAAAAACTCATAATCAAAAGTATCATAGCGATGAGTGCTGCCGAATGGCTACCAACAAAAGGATTATGGAGAAGTACTACGAAAAAAAGTCTATAAAAAATGGTCTTGTTCGAAATTGCAAAAAATGCAAAACTAAGTTAAGTAGATACAACAACTCAGATATTTGCTCTGTTTGTGAAAAAAATATTATAGAGCATAGTAAAAAAATAATATGGAACTTGATAAATGAACTTAGCTAGTTTAGTAAAATCAAAAGCAAATAGAGTACTTGGCATCGATGCCTCAACTACATCTATAGCCTTTTGTTTAATGGAAAACTCAGTTCCAATTAAATGGGGGAAAATAAATTTAGCAGGACAAGATATTTATGAAAAAATATATAATGCCAAGGTTAGAATGAATTTAATGTTAAAAGAATTAAAGAGTGATTATGTTGCCGTAGAGGGAGCAGTGCTTGTCAGATCACCAGATGCTGTGATAAAATTATCTTATGTCTATGGGGTTGTTATTGCTGAGCTTATGTCTACTGGTGCTAAGGTTATTACTATTAGCCCATCCTCGTGGCAGGCGTTCATTGGCAACAAAAATCCAACAAAGGATGAAAAATCTGTTATAAGATTAGAAAATCCTGGGTATGCAGACTCATGGTACAAAAATCAATTAAGGAATATGAGAAAGCAAAGGACCGTTGATTATTTTAATAAAAAATATAATTTAAATGTAATAGATTTTGATGTTGCAGATTCATTTGGAATTGCACACTATGCAAACAAGGTGCTTACAGAAAGGCAAACATGATTATTCAAATTATAGGACTTCCAGGTTCTGGTAAAACAGAATTAGCTAAATCTTTAAAAGAAAGAATTAATGCTATTCACCTTAATGCAGATGAGGTAAGAGCTACTGTTAATTCTGACTTAGGATTTACTCCAGAAGATCGCATAGAACAAGCAAGACGTATGGGGGCTATGGCAAGACTTATTGCCAATCAAGGAGTTGCTCCAGTTATTGTAGACTTTGTTTGCCCAACAGCGGAAACTCGTAAAGCATTCGGTAAGCCAAATATTTTAATATTTATGGATACTATTACGCAAAGTCGTTTTGAAGATACAAATAAAATGTTTGAGCGCCCTGAAATTGCCAACGCATATTTTTCTAATCATGAACTAAATGCTGAAGAAAAAGCATCTCAAATAATTGAAAAACATGGCTTGCATGATTGGTCTGCACCAACAACACTTATGCTTGGTCGCTATCAACCATGGCATGAGGGGCATCACGCTTTATATAAAGAAGCTGGTAAACGAACTAACCAAGTATTACTTGGAGTACGAAATACATACAATACAAGTGAGAAAGATCCACTTAAGTTTGATCAGGTAAAAGAGTACATTGCTAAAGATAAATTTATGGATGGCGCATTAGTGCTAAGACTTCCTAACATTACTAATATTGTTTATGGTCGTGACGTAGGATATAAGATTGAACAAGTAGATTTGGGGGCAGAGATTCATGCTATTTCGGCTACTGAAAAACGTAAAGAACTGGGCATCTAATGTTGGACAAGGAATTGCAGATGCAGAAGATAGATATATTAAAAATATGTTTAAGGAAGATATAGATGATGAAAGTAACCAAGACTAGATCTTTTGTTAAGGCATTAAGTTATCGCATATGGGGAACTTTGTCCTCTGTTGCTGTTGCTTACGTGATTACAAAAAATGTTTCGCTATCTATAACAATTGCTTTTTGGGAAACTACTGTTAAAATATTTATTTATTACGCACATGAGCGTGGTTGGAATATGATACAATGGGGAAGAAAATGAAGTTGTACCAAAGTGAAGAGTGGCTGTATCGAAGATATGTGGTTCAGAAAAGAAGTGTTACACAGATTGCTATTGAATGTAAAACCTCTGCTATGACTATACAGAGATATTTAACTAAGTTCGAATTAATTAGGAGGAGATAATGCTTAAGCCAGTATATGAAGATGTAAAAAACTTTAGCTGTCAGGATTTATATTTACGTTCAGTCGGAGCGCCAGCTGGAATGAAAATATGGGATGCCTGTCATGAAATTGCACACATGCTAATTGAAAAAAATATTTCATACGGTAATTCAGCCCTTGAGCCTGCAAGAATATTTTCAACGGCGGATTCTAAAGAGCAATTAAAGGTCAGAATTGATGATAAATTGAATAGAGTAAGAAACAATAAGGGTTTTGCTGGAGATAACGATATAGATGATTTAATTGGATACTTAATATTATATAAAATAGCCAATTCTAATTGACATTTCAGTCAACTAAAAGTATACTTATGACATATGGAAATTGAATTATCTGATCATTTTGATCGAATGAATAAAGTAGTTGAAGAACTTTTAAAAGGAAGTAATCCTGCTCAAATATCTTCATTGACTGGCTTTAAAAGAGCTGAGGTCGTTGAGTATATAGATGAGTGGAAGTCTATTGTTAAAAATGACTCTACTTCTAGAGATAGAGCAAAAGAAGCTGTCTCTGGCGCAGACCAACATTATGCAATGCTTATTAAAGAAGCTTGGAAAACTGTAGATGATGCAGACCAGCAAGGTCAATTAAACGTAAAGGCTACTGCGTTAAAATTAATTGCTGACATAGAGACAAAAAGAATTGCAATGTTGCAACAAATTGGATTACTAGATAATCAAGAAATTGCAGATCAAATTGCAGAAACAGAAAGAAAGCAAGATGTTTTAGTTTCAATATTAAGGGATGTTGCGAAGGACTACCCAGATATAAGAAGAGAAATTATGAAAAGACTTTCGCAAATAACTGGAGTGGTTGAACCTATAGAGATAATAGAGTCCAAAAATGTCATTTGATTTTTCTGATATCATTGACATGCTTGATGGCGAAGAGTTTGACGAAAAGCCAGTATCGCTAAGAGATTTTGTAACTGATGAAAAATATCTAGGTCTACCAGAACTTTCAGAATATCAATACACATTAATTGAAAAAAGCTCACAGGTGTATAAAGAGTCTACTTTAATAAAACTTTTTGGAGAAGAAGAAGGACATAGAATGTTTAAGCAAACTGCCAACGAGGTAGTTGCTCAGCTAGGAAAAGGATCTGGAAAAGACTACTGCTCAACAATTGCAGTTTCGTATATTGTATATCTATTGCTTTGCTTAAAAGACCCAGCGTCTTATTACGGAAAACCTCCTGGCGATTCAATAGACATTATCAATATTGCCATTAACGCCCAGCAAGCAAGCAACGTATTCTTTAAAGGGTTTAGAACTAGAATTGACAAGTCCCCATGGTTTGTTGGAAAATACTCTGAAAAAGCTTCTGAAATAAAATTTAATAAAAATATAACCGTACACTCTGGACACTCTGAGCGTGAGGCTTGGGAAGGCTATAACGTAATAGTAGTTATCTTAGATGAGATATCTGGATTTAGTGTTGAAAATACTACTGGGCATGAGCAGGCAAAAACAGGAAGCCTTATTTATGAAATGTATCGTGCTTCCGTAGACTCTAGATTTCCAGACTATGGCAAGGTAATTTTGCTATCTTTTCCAAGATATAAAAATGACTACATCCAGCAAAGATATGATGATGTTGTGGCAGACAAAGAAGTTGTAGTTAGATCTCATAGATTTAAATTAGAAAAAGATCTACCAGATGGAACTGCGGGTAATGAATTTGATATAGAGTGGGAAGAAGATAATATTATTTCTTATAAGTACCCAGGAATGTACGCACTTCGAAGGCCAACATGGGAAGTTAATCCTACAAGAAGTATAGAGGATTTCAAAATAGCTTTTTACAAGAACGCACCAGATGCTCTTGGAAGATTTGCATGCATGCCTTCAGAAGCAATAGATGCATTTTTTAAATCAAGAGAAAAAATTGAAAAATCATTTAGTAATTTAGGAGTAGCTGTAGATCAATTTGGGAGATTTGAAGATTGGTTTGCACCAGATCCAGATAAAGAATATTTTATTCATGTTGACCTTGCTCAAAAGCACGATCATTGTGCTGTTGCAATGTCTCACGTTCAAAAATGGGTTAATATAAAAGTAACAGATACATATTCTCAGCCTGCACCAATAGTTGAAGTAGATGCCGTAAGATTTTGGACGCCAACTCCAGATAAATCAGTAGACTTTACTGAGGTTAAGGATTACATATTGTCTTTAAAAACTAAAGGATTTAAAATAAGGCTATGCACTTTTGATAGATGGAATTCACATGACATGATGCAGCAATTAAAGCAGTATGGAATAAACACAGAGTTGTTATCTGTTGCTAAAAAACATTACGACGATATGGCAATGGTGGTTCTAGAAGAAAGATTAAAAGGACCACACATTCCTTTGCTTATAGATGAATTGCTACAGCTAAGAATTATGAGGGATAAGGTAGACCATCCAAGAAAAGGATCAAAAGATTTAGCGGATGCTGTTTGTGGTTCAATATTTAATGCTATATCTCATACAAGGTTTGATACAAATCAAGAAATAAAAATACATAACTATGAGTCAATGAGTTATGATAATGATTTTGGAGTTACAAAAGAAGAAGAGTACGTTCAAAATATGATAAGAGCTCCCCGAATACCACAAGAGCTCAAGGAAGCAATGGATAGGATGATGATAATATGAGCATGTATCAAGAAAAAGCAAAAGAATGTATATGTTGTGGAAAGCATGTTCCGCTTCCTATTGTTCTTAAAGACTACAATGGTGTAAAGGTTTGTCCAACAACTTATTACAATATAAAAGAATATTCCCGTATCTGGACCAGCATTGGATCAAGACCCACAGGAGGTATTAGAAAGCATTTTTCGGAATATGTACAATCTTTAGTTGAAATAGAAAAAAGCAATGAATCTGTTTGAAGAAGATGACTCTGCTTTGTTTAAACACTATGTGGAAATTGGTGCAATAGATTTTGTTGGAGTAGAAAAAAATGGCGAAGCCATTTATAAAGTAAATGAAATTGCTAAAGACATTGCTCCAGAATTATGGAAAGCTCATACAGATTACATTGATGAAACATTAATTGGGCTATACAAAGAAAATTTAATTTCTGTTTCCTATAACGAAAATCTAGAAGCTACTTTTAGCGCAACCCCAGAAGGCTTAAGGCGTTTAAAAAAACACTACGGAATTGTTCCAGAAAGAGATTCTAAAGATGATAATTCTTGGGGTTAACGAAACCTCACACGATGCTTCTGTTTCTTTAATAGAAAATGGAAAAATTATTTTTGCGGGACACGCAGAAAGATATAGCAAGCAAAAGAATGATTGGTATATCAATAATAGTTTAGTTAATGATGCTTTGTCATATGGTGCACCTGATGCTATAGCTTACTACGAGAAACCCTTTCTAAAGGCCTCTAGGCTATTTTTAAAGGGTGGTGTAGGGGACTGGAAGCCAAGGTTTAATATAGAAGGTATCCCAAGAAAATCATTTAGCCATCATTACTCACACGCATGTGCTGGATATTATACAAGTAGCTTTTTTGACGCAGCAATTGTAGTTTTAGATTCAATTGGTGAATATAATACTTCTACTATTTGGGTAGGAGAAGGTGAAAAAATAAAATTAAAATTTAAACAAAATTACCCAGTAAGCTTTGGATTATTTTACTCAGCCTTTACCCAGTTGGTCGGGCTTATGCCAAATCAAGAAGAGTATATTATGATGGGGATGGCGGCCTACGGAGATTGGACAAAGTATTATAAGCAGGTAGATAATTATTTTCCTAGATATGATAAACAAAAATACAATTTTCACAAAGGAATTACTGATTGGGGATGGGTTTCAGAGCAGGACAAGTTTGATATTGCGGCAGCAGTTCAGGTAGTTTACGAACAAAGACTTATAGACTTTATGCGGTATGCAAAAAGTTTAACAAAAAAGAAAAATTTAGTTTTTATGGGAGGCTGTGCGCTAAACTGCTCAGCAAATACTAAGTTGTGGGAAATATTTAATGATGTGTGGATAATGCCCAACCCAGGAGATTCTGGAAGCTCTTTAGGTGCAGCAGCGGCTCTTTATGGAAAGCATTTAGATTGGCAGACTCCATACCTAGGATACGATTTGGGCGGGGAGTACCCAGTCAATAAAATAATTAAAGGTTTAGCTGAAAACAAAATAGTTGCAGTTGCCTCTGGAAGAGCAGAGTTTGGTCCAAGGGCTTTGGGAAACAGAAGCATACTCGCAGACCCAAGAGATCCAGAAATAAAAAACAAAGTAAATTTAATAAAAAAAAGAGAATCATTTAGGCCCTTCGCACCAGTCGTAATGGAAGAGCATGCAAGCAAATGGTTTGATATTAATTTTAGCTCTCCTTATATGCAGTACGCCGTTAAATGTTTAAAGCCAGACACAATACCATCTGTTGTACATGCTGACGGTACTTCGAGAGTTCAAACAATTAATAAAAATCAGCACCCAGGACTGTATGAAGTGCTAAAACAATGGTTTGATTTAACTGGAGTCCCAGTTTTGTTAAACACCAGTTTAAATGTTAAGGGCCAGCCTTTAATTAATGACGAAAAAGACATACTTGAGTGGGAAAATTATTACCAACATCAAATAATTTCATAATGGTATAATGTGTATATATGCTAATACATAGAGGTAAGTGGATCAAGCAAGCTGAAGACGTTACATGCGCCATGCTTTGGAAAGAATGGTCTGGCAATTTTCCAGATGACAGATTGGTTTTGTTAGCCAAGGAAAGAATTGCAGATTACACCAGAAAAGACTGGGACTCAATGGTTGAAGAAGCCCACGAATTAAACTCATACCTTGCAGAGTGCATTAATAGCAATATTCCAGTAGAAGATCCTAGGGCAGAGCATGGATTTGATTTGTTTGCTGATCATTATGTTAAATGGTTTTTTCCGATAGATGAAGAATATCTATTAAAGCTTAGCTTAGAAACTCAAGTAAATAAAAAGTATGCTTTATTTTTTGAAAAGCAAGCGCCAGGGCTTAGCCAATACCTTTTAAAATTAATTAAAGCTTATTCTCACAAAAGAAAAGATGGCTTGGATAGTTTGTCGACAAATAAAATATGAGCGGACCACTTAATGCGGGTTTAGCCGCTAAAATGGCAAAAAGCAATGAAACCATAATTGCGATTGCTAATACAGATAACATTACAAAACAAATAGGAACAGGTATTAATAACATAAAGGTAATTGAAAACTATTTAACAGATAAAGAATCTGAAACTGCATTATCAATTATAAAAAAGTATAAGATAAAAGAAGGAGTAAACCATTCTTACTCAATAGATACTTTAGAAGAACATTCGCCTTCTGAAGAAGAAAAGTTGTTCACCAGTATAATGAGAAAAAAACTGCTCAATACAGTAATTTCAGAATACAAAATGAAATTTATTCAAGATCGTCCTTTTTTGTATATAGTTCATCCAACTGGAACTTATATTGATCCACACACAGACATACTAGACATAGATGAGCCAGATTATGAAAACGATACTTATGAATCTCAAATAGAAAAATACCCATACTTATGGAGCGGTCATTTATCGGTTCTTGGATATTTAAATGATGATTACGAAGGAGGGGAGTTGTATTTTCCACAGTTTAATCACGTAATTAGGCCTAAAAAAAATATGTTAATTCTTTTTCCAGGAAGTACACATTATGTCCACGGAGTATCAGAAGTTACTTCTGGAACAAGATACACTATTTCTCAATGGAGCCTATTTTCAGAATTTAATAAGAAATAAAGACTATGAAGTTTCATTGGATGCACAGGTTTGACTTTGGAGATTCAGAAACTGAATTAGTTCAAATGGCAAGAGATTTAGAAAGAGCAAAAGCTTATTCTGTTTTATTAACATATTCTATAATTTCAACAGACTATGTTCCCTTTTTGCAAAGCATGATAAGAGTATCAAAACACCTTAAGTTTATGATGGCGTTTAGGGCTTACACAATGAGTCCAGAATATGCAATTAGATTTTTTAATACAATGAATGTTCACTATAAAAATAGGGTAACATTTAATTTAGTTGCTGGAAAAATGCTTGAAGATGAACAAAAAGAAGTAATTGATATGTATAATTTTGACGAGTCTTTAATAAATACTGTCGAAAAAAGAATAGAGCTTGCAGATAAGTGGGCAGATAAATTTTTTAATAAGATGGGTGACCAAGCGCCAATTTCTTATACAATTGCAAATTCTCCAATGACAATTGACTTGGCTAATAAATGGACAGACTATGCTATTATCAATGATAGTGGGTTAGAAGAATCATTTTTAAAAGAATCAATTAATAAATTAAAAAATACTAAGGTAGTATTAATTATTGACCCTTTAATTAGGGAAACAAAAGAAGAACTTGATCAAGATATAGCATATCATTATCAAGAGTGGACCCCTAATAAATATGAAAAACCTTATGTTTTAGAAAAGAGAGAGCATTTAATACGTGGAAACATGGAAGAGGTTAAACAGGAAATTAGAGATATATCTAAAAAATATGGGATAGATGACTTTATGATAGTAACCAGCCAAAAAAATATATCCAGCCTTTTGAAGCTTATGGAAGAAATGTCTGACTGGTAGAATTTTTTAGTAAATGATATAATAGTATATAGGTCGCCGAATGGGGCCTAATTTAAATTATTCGCTTGAAAGGGGAATAAAATGGTAACACAATTCGCTATGGATCTTTTCAATGATCCTTTTTTTATTGGCTTTAACAGAGAGTTAAGCCGTCTAAACAATGCACATAAAGTCAACTCACAGTCATATCCTCCATATGATCTTCTTAAGCTAGATGAAGACACATATCGTATTTCTATTGCTGTAGCAGGTTTTGGCAAAGAAGACATCGATGTGTCAGTAGATAATGGAACTCTTATCATTAAGGGTGAGATTACAGAAGTCGCTGAAGCAGAAGTGGTACACAAGGGTATTGCAAGCCGTAAGTTCACACGCTCATTTGCTCTTGGTGAGTACATGGAAGTGACTGGGGCAGATCTAAAGGACGGTATGTTAAATATTAATGTAGATCGTACTGTGCCTGAAGAGAAAAAGCCAAAAACAATTAAAATAAAGTAATAGTATAATAGATATCTGCACCCCTTCATCGGGGAG